GATTTCGTATTTTACACCTTCATCTATTTTTAGTTGTTCTCTTAATTGATCTATGTTCATTTTTTCTCCTGTTGTTTAACTTGAGCTGGTTTAAATAAATTACAGTTATAAGACATTGTTCTTCTTACATCTTCGGTACCATTAAAAGGATATACCCCATGTAATAAAGTGTATGGAAAAACATAAAACTCACCAGGTTTAGCATCCACAAGTAATTGTGAAGTTGAGACTGGCGATTGATCGCCACCAGTAAATTGTAACCAACCGTTAGTTGGGTCATTTTTTTTAGATGCTTCTATACCATATGTACTTGGTCTCTTTAAACAAAATACCGAAGATAGTCCTAGGTCTGTCATATGGCTAGAATGATAGTGTGAAGGATTATATTCTCCTGCTTTCATATCATTTATCCATGCACTTTCTAACACGCAAACCCAAAAAGGTTTTGTTGCTATTTCTAGATATTTATTAAAACAACCTAGAAAAATACCTTTCATTTCATCTGTAAGTATGCTATTAACTAGTTTTTCTTCTTCAATTTTACCAGCAAGATTGTCATTATGATATGGCATTTTTTCTTCATTCTTTTCATATGCTTCATTGATATCATCAACTAGTTTCATGTCTAAATCAAATCTTGCTACTGTGGTACCTAATACCATGGTAGATATTTTTACTTCTTTTTCACTCATTATCTTTTCTCAGCTGCTTTCTTTGCTGCTGCCTTTTCAGCTTCTCTTATTAATGCTTGTCTAATTTTTCTACCTATAGGTATTTTGACAGAATCAATAATCTTTTTACCTTTTTTACTGATATACTCTACACCAATAAACTTGTCTTTAAATTTATCTTGAATTGCTCTAACAGCCTTTCTCAAACTCATTTCTTCTTTTTGTTCCTCTTGACCACTCTCATTCCAAAACTTATATTCTCTCATCTTTGGCATTTATATATCCGTCCTTACTATGTGTTTTCTTAATGCTCTTAATAGTCTTTCCATATTATCTATAATATCAATCAGAGCCTTGTCTGTGATATAGTGTTGTTGTTCTTTTAACTTATCATAATCTTTTACTGATATCTGCACCATAGGACTTGGTGTTACCTCATTTTCAAAAGACTTATCTACTGAATTGTCGTCTGTCATTATATATCCTTTAGTTTATCTCTTAATGTTTTTTTATACTTTGTAACATTGTATTTAATAAAAGGTTTGTATCTTATCATTCTATCATACAATTTAGGCCACAATACTTTCTCACTTATATTTTTATTTAGTTGTTTAGAAAAAGATAGTATCTCATCTAATATTAAAAAGGTTTCAAAGTTTATTCTTTTAGATAAAAACATCTTTAATATTGGTGGATGCTGACCTTTCTTAACTAAAAATAAATCATCAAACTTTATATCTCTTCCTAGTATGTAATCAATATCTTGTTCATAATAATAATGCAACGCTTCTAACTTTTTTGTCCATTGTTTATAATTGTCATCACCAGTTTTGCCAATGATGTCACCAACCCATAGATTAGTATTAGAAACAAAATTAGCAACGAAGTAATCAACAGCAGACTTATCGTTATAAGATTTACTAAGCTTATGAAAGAAATACCTATCCCTTCTTTTAGTAAAGGTCGCCAGTCTTGCAGTTGTTCTACCGAGGTGCTTATGAAAGTCATAGCTCTGGTTTTTACTAGTGAAGTGGAGTTTGATTGCCAAATAGATTTTATATATTTCAAAACCATTCATTACTTCCTTATTAGTTAGGTTGAAATCCTAAATATTTCAACATAGTATTAGGGTCTGATACCGTATATGGATCATCATCTAAACTTAAATTATTCATACCAGGTTCTTCATTGAATTGAACAATCTCTTTATTGTCTATCAAAGCAGAGTATCTCCATGATCTCATACCAAAACCTTGTAAAGGTTTGTTTATCAACATACCTAGACTTCTTGTAAATGCACCATCACCATCTGGTATCATTTTTACATTCTTAATACCTAGGTCTCTCGCCCATGCGTTCATCACAAAGGCGTCATTTACTGATATACAATAAACTTCATTAATTCCTAATGATTTAAACTTATCATATTCTTGGTCATATGTCGGTAGTTGTTCACTAGAACAAGTTGGTGTGAAAGCACCAGGTAAACCAAACAATACAACTTTTTTATCTTTAAACAAATCATCTGTAGATACATCTTTCCATGCACCACCTACAAATGTACAACCTCCTTTTTCATCATCATCATTCACTCTAACTTTGAAAATGTTGTTGTATATTGTCTTAACCATTAGATAATACTCCTACTATCCATAGTGTTGCGAACACTACTAAAAATACTTCGCCTCCTGTCATATCATATCCTTTCTATATTGGCAGTTTTGCCGTCTTTTCTTTTAACATATTAAGACCTTGTGCCTCAAATGCTATCTTTTCTTTTAGTGTTTTATTAATTAATCCTTTTGCGTTACTTGGATCAATACCATTACTATTACAGTATTCAATAATAGCATCCATATAACTCATCTTTTTATTCTTAACTGCATTTTCAATCATCAATGCAAACTTATTCGGTGTTATTATCATTGTGTTTTCCTATAATGTAAATAGCTTCCTACCATATACTTTGGTTTGTTTACTGGTTTAGCACCAGCATGTAACCAAGGCCATAATGGGGGAAACATTAATAAAGATCCTTTCTTGCAAGGCGATCCTAAACCTAGTTGAGGAAAAGATGTTTCTCCTCTATCATTATCATTCAAATATATAAAAAATACTAAAAACCTTAATGCTGAATCAGCATTTACAGAATCAACATGAGGACCAAATTGATCTTTGTTATTAGGTAAATATCTTTTTAATCTTACCTGTTCAAAAGCATATTTGTCTGGCCACATTTCTTTTGTAATAGCACAATCTTTTTTATATTGCTCAAGATATTTTACATATACTTTCGTTAATATATTCACATCTGGTTGCCATTCATCATTCATATTTAAATTAATCTGACTAAACGACATTGGTCCTTGATCGTGAGTTTCATATTGTTTAGAATTGTTTTCAAATCTTTGTACTAACTCATCACAATACTCTGGCTCTATTACATTCTTATATATCTGTATATAATTGTTCATACTGCTATTATACTATATTTTAAACCTTTTGTCAAGGTCTTGAAGTGAAATATATTGTAAATTTTCACACTCATTCCATTCATCAATTTTTGTATTGATCGGACTATCTTCATTAGGATTGACTTTGTAAAACTGTATATCTTTGAATTTATTAAATGTATTTTTGTGTTGTAATATCCAGTTAAATGTTTCATCTGGATTATCAGGTCTTGCTAAATCAGCATTCTCTTTAGCATAACAATCGGTACCTGCATATACATTGTTTATTTTATTATCTGTTGAATATAGATCGTGACCAATTATATAAATTTCTTTTGCCCCTACTTCACATGAAAGGTGAATTGACCTTGAACCAGTAGCATAGGCAAAACCATCTACATCTGGTTCTATATTATAAACAAAGTCATGCTCTTTTACACCAGTTACATATGTTACACCAGGGTTTTTACCAAGACCTTGAATAAATGTAAATACACCATCAGCGCCATGATAGACTGCCTCTTGACACGCTTTAAATTCTATATCTACTCGCCCCTTTTGTGTCATTAACATACCCTCTGCAATATTACTTGGTATTGGAGTCCAATAACCAAGATAGCATATGTTTTTAAATGCATATCCTGAGCGATAAATCTCATGGTTCATCCTTGAATCTAGTGCTACTAATATGTCTGGTGTATAATCTCTATAGATAGCATTACAGCCTATAACTGTACCATGCTTTTTAAATTTGTCAACATCTAATTCTTTTCTTGAATTACCATTACCAAAACAAAAATGTATATCTTTAAATAGTCCCATAATAATCTCTTTTAAAAGAGGTGGGCTTCCAGTCTCCCTTAACCCACCTCTCTTACTGCCAGTTTCTGTTGCAAGGTACTGACAAAACCCCTAACAGCCTAGGCTGCTAATGCAAAGTTATTACTGTTTGCGTTTATACAAATTTAAAGTCTTCCGACTACCCTCTCCAGTACGATTTCTAATAGCTGTCAATCCTATTTCGCCCCCTTATAGGTCTATCTAGGAATGGTGGAGGCGCTGGGTATTGCACCCAGGTCCATACTATTTACTTTCATTACCTTCATCAAGAATTTTTTTTGATTTGAGTTGACCCCA